CGAGCAAAAAATGAAAATGGCAAAATCAGCAGCTGTTCGTTTAGGTGCTGGTGAAATTATTGATGAAATTGAACTTTCAGACGGTACATTATTAGGAGATCATCCAGCTATTATTCGTATGTTTGTTGGATTAGCTAATCAAATGGGGGAAGATACATTGGAAGGTGAAACAACCGATTTAATTATGACCCCTGATGAAGCCAGAAGAGAATTAAACCAGATAATTGCCAAGGATACGCCCTATTGGGATAAGACGCATCCGGAGCATGATTATTATACTCGAAAAGCTTTAGAGCTTCGTGAGCATATACATGTTGGATAACCGAAAGGCCCAACTGCAAGCTGTATAGTCAGCGGATAGCTTTTCCTTATAAGCAAGAACGACCCATTTTTGGATAATCGGACGCAATCAAACTTACATTTTTAAACACAGGAGGTGTATTATTTCTACTGAAATAACCACAGCTTTTGTCCAGCAGTATTCGTCTAATGTACAAATGCTATCACAGCAAATGGGTTCTCTATTGCGTGATGCCGTTGATACAGAAACGGTTACTGGTGACAAAGCATTCTTTGAGCAAGTGGGCAGCGCAGCAGCTCAAGCTCGAACCAGCCGTCATGCGGATACCCCGCTGATGGACACGCCCCATGCAAGACGCATGGTTACATTAACTGATTATGAGTACGCAGATCTCGTTGATGATCAGGATAAATTAAGAATGTTAATTAGTCCTGAATCTACCTATGCAAGGGCAGCCGCAGCAGCGATTGGCCGATCTATGGATAGTACAATCATTAGCGCTCTAGGCGGTACAGCTTTTACTGGAACTACTGGTTCTACGTCTACAGCTTTACCATCAGCTCAAAAAATTGCTCATGGAAGCGCTGGATTAACTATTGCAAAATTGGTTAGCGCGAAAAAATTGCTCGATGCTCAATCTGTTGATCCATCGATTCAAAGATACATCGTTGTATCTCCAGAGCAAATTGAAGATCTACTCAATTCAACTACTGTTACAAGCGCAGACTTTAATACGGTCAAAGCACTTGTACAGGGTGATATTGATACGTTTGTTGGATTTAAATTCATTACCAGCAACAGACTAACAGATGATGGCACTAGCCGTCTTTGTTATGCCTGGGCGCAAGATGGCGTTAAGCTTGCCATTGGTAAAGAGCCAACAGCCAAGATCGATGAGCGTTCTGACAAATCATACGCAACGCAAGTCTATTACTGTTCTTCTTTTGGTGCGACACGCATGGAAGAAGTAAAAGTAGTAGAAATTGCCTGTAACGAGTAAAGGAGATAGATTATGGCTACAGTTTACTCAGTTGGCAGAACTAACACTAGAGCAGTACCTACTGTTAAAAACCCAGTTAATAAAATGGGTGGCAGAATTAGGGTTGCACATGACGTATATGAAGCATCTTCATTAGCATCTGGTGATGTTATTGAGATGTTTATATTACCTGATGGAGCAAGATTGCTTGAAGGATCTTTAGCACATGATGCTTTAGGTTCATCAACAACTTTATCTGTTGGATACGCAGCGCATACTAATAGTGCCGGAACAGCAGTAAGTGCATCAGCGGCAGCTTATAAAGCAGCAGCAGCAAGTACCTCTGCACAGAAAGTTGACATTATGGCAACTTTAGCTCTTGGATCGGGAACCGTGACAGACACTAATGGTGATGGAGTCGCAGTAACCGTGACAATGGGTGGTGCAGCTGGCACAGGAACCATAGAGTTAACCGTCAAATATGTGGTTGACTAAAGTTTAGGGGGGAGCAATCCCCCCTTTATTTTTTTGGAGATTTAAATGTCAAGTAAAGTTGATATTGCTAATTTTGCATTAACCATTATTGGTGCATCTACCATTTCCAGTTTAACTGAAGGGGTAAAGGCAGCTAATGTCGTTAATCAAAGGTTTGATAGTGTTCGTGATGCTGTGTTTAGGGCACATCCTTGGAATAGTTTAGTTGCTAGATCAACGCTATCTCAGGATAGTACAAGTCCGGCATTTGGTTATACCTATCAGTATTTGCTTCCTACCGATCCAGCTTGTTTAAGAGTTTTAGAGTTTAGCAATGGAACATTAACATATCCTGTTGATAATATGACGAATAGCAATGGATTACCGGTTTTTGTTGTCGAAGGTAAAAAGTTACTGACAGACGAAGGTACGGCAAAAATAAAATATATTGCTAGAGTGACCGATACTACCCAATACGATACAAGTTTAATTGAAACTTTATCAGCAAGGTTAGCACATGAAATATGCTACGCCATTACCGGTTCATCGACTTTATTGAATACAACCTACGAGCTTTATTTACAGAAATTAAAAGAAGCAAGGTTTGTGGATGCTACCGAAGGCGCACCGCAGCGTATTGAAGCTTCTGACTTTATTGAAAGCCGTTTTTAATGGTCAAATCTGCCCCATCCTTATCGTCATTTACCGGTGGTGAATTAACAGAAAGGCTGTCTGGGCGTGTATCCCTTACTAAATACAGGGAAGGTTTATCAGAATTAACGAATTTTCTTGTGCTTCCACAGGGTGGAGTTACGAGAAGACCCGGGACCGAATATCTTGGGGAAGTAAAAGATAGTGATGATGTAACACGATTAATACCCTTTCAGTTTAAAACGTCAGATACTTATATTCTGGAATTTGGCGATAGCATTATGAGGGTTTATCGTAATGGCCAGCAAGTTTTAAACAGCAGTGCCAAAGCCATTACTGGTATTACACAGGCTAATCCCGGTGTGCTAACAAGTAATAGCCATGGGTTTAGTAATGGAGATGAAGTTTTTGTTTCTATTTCTCAGGGCATGACAGAATTATCAGATCGAAATTACCTTGTTGCCAATAGTACAACCAATACTTTTACGTTAACGGATTTGCATGGAGCTGCTATTGATACTTCTTCCATGACCGCTTATTCTGCTGGTGGAACACAAACAGCAACAGAAATTTTTGAACTTGCAACACCTTATCCTAGTTCTGTAATAAATGATGTTAATTTTGTTCAATCAGCCGATACCATGTATATGGTTCATCCTAGTTATGCGATAAGAACTTTAACAAGAACAGGTCATAATGCCTGGGCATTTGCCACGCCAAGCTTAACAAGTGCCGCCAATAGTATGAATGCAAGTTCTGATAATTATCCAAGTGTGGTAACTTTCTTTGAGCAACGGCTTGTTTTTGGTGCAACGAATAACTATCCACAGACGTTATGGTTTTCTAAAAACGGTGATTATACCAATTTTACTGTAGGAACCAATGCAGATGATGCTTTGGTATACACCATTGCGAGTAATCAAGTTAATGCCATCCGGTGGTTAAGTGCAACGAGGGTTATGGTTGTGGGTACGTCTGGTGGTGAATATGTGGTGACAACGAGTAACCAGGGTCCAGTAACACCTACATCTACACTTATTCGTAAGTATAGTAATTATGGTAGTGCAGCGCATTCGCCAATACAAGTTGCTGATGTTACGTTATTTCTACAGCGAAACAAAAGAAAAGTACGAGAATTTAGATATGTTGGGGATGTAGACGAAAGCGGCTATCAAGCGCCTGATATGACTATTTTAAGCGAGCATATTACTGAAGGTGGAGTTATTGAGTTTGCCTATCAACAGGAACCGGATAGCGTTGTGTGGGCAAGAAGAAATGACGGTACGTTGCTTGGCATGACGTACAGAAGAGAAGAAGAGGTTGTAGCGTGGCATAAGCACGTTATTGGCGGTAGATTTGGTGATTGCACCATTACGGTTTCTGATTATGCCAATATAGCCACAGGCAGTAAAATTATTTTTACATTAGCCAATGGTACAGAAATTACATTAGAAAGCGAAGCAGCTGGATCAAGTTCGCCATCAGCAAGATCAGGAAATACAATTTTTTACAGACCAAATACTAATAACGATACGACAGCTGATAATATTTATACGGCACTGAATGCCCAATCAGAATTTACGGTTGCTAATCCTTCTGCTGCTGTTGTCACCGTTTATGAAACGGCTCCGGGGGTAGGTTTATTAACCGCTACGACAACCGATAAAGTTAGACTTGCCGTAACCGATCAAGGACAGGCCGTTGTTGATAGTATTGCGACTTTACCAACTGATAGTGGTGAAGATGAGCTGTATATGATTGTTAAAAGAACGATTAAGGGATTAACAAAAAGATATGTAGAGCGTTTAAAATCTATTGAGTTTGGTGATGAAACGCATGAAGCCTGGTTTGCAGACAGTGGATTAGCGTACCCAGCTGCTTGGCCAACACCTGATTTTGCAACGGCTATTTCTTCTTTTACTGGGATGTATCATTTAGAAGGTGAAACCATACAGGTTGCTGGCAATGGTGCGGCGCATTCAGATCAAACGGTTGCATCTGGGGGCAGTTTTTCTCTTACTTATAGCTGTAATTCTGTATTGGCCGGCTTTGGTTATAATAGTAATTTACAAACGAACAGGCTTGAAAGTGGATCGGAAGACGGTACATCACAAGGTAAACCTAAAAGGGTTCATGGCGTAACAGTAAGGTTATTAAAAACAGTTGGTCTAGATATAGGTCCAACAGAATCTACTTTGGAAACTGTACCTTTTAGGGATAGTTCTATGCCTACATCTGAAGCTGTGCCTTTGTTTACTGGAGATAAAGACGTTGAGTTTAGCGGAACATATTACGAAAACGATAAAGTTTATGTAAGGCAGACACAACCATTACCGTTAACAGTTTTGGCTATTTATCCAAGATTAACAACATTTGATATATAGGAATACGCATGGGTTTTGTTTGTGGCGCTGTTACATTAGTTACAACGATTGGTCAGGGATTACAGGCCAAGGCTGCTGCGGATGATGCAGCGAGGGCAGCTGAAGAAGTTGGTGAATTTAATGCTGGTTTGATTGAAAGGGATATTGACCTTTTACAAAAACAAAGAGCGATTGTTAATAGTAATCTAGCAACAGCAAAACAACGAGCTAGAAAAGATTTTCGTGCTGTTCGTGGTGAGCAAAGAGCCGGTTTTGGTGGTGGGGGAATTGATCTTTCTATGGGAACACCAATTTACGTTGGTTTAGAAAGTGCCAATGAATTGGATTTTCAAGTAGATCAGATGGAATTTGAGAATGAAATTACTAACATGATGATTTCTGATCAACAGGAAGATGCTAGATTACAAGCTGAATTATCAAGAATGAGAGGTGGGGCCGAAGCTGCATCAGTACGAGCGCAGGGCAATCGATCCTTAATTTCTTCATTGGGTAAAGCAGCATCGCTTGGATATGAAATGCGTGGTGGAAAGGATATGTTTTGAGAATACCTATATACAAAGCAAATTTTAATCCTTCTAACAGAGCGCCGGGTACGTCTATTCGTGCTAGAAAAGATTTTAGTGGCGTTAAGGCCAAACTTGAGCAAAGTAATGTTCTTGGTGAGTTTCTTGGTAATGTAAGTGAGATTGCGCTTACACGCTATCGAGTGGCTGAAGAATTAAAACTCAATGAAAATCTTTTGGCAGCAGAAAGTTCTATTCGTCAATTAGAGTATAATATGGGTAGGGATAATAATCCTTATTCTGTGCTAGATGGTGAGAACCCAAGATGGTTTTCTCAAATAGAAGAAATTAAAAAAACATTAAGAGGAAACATAGGAACGAATGTTAATTCTGTTTCCAAGTTTCTCGCCAAGTTTAACATGGCAGAAATGAGTGCCAGATTACGTCTACGCCCAAAAATTGATGCGTCTATTGCTGCAAGGGCAGCTTTGGCTAAAAAGCAAGCTACTGATTTACAGTATTCTGGATTGGGCAGTAATGAATCAAAAGCAAGTATTAATAAAAGATTAGACAATTTAGGATTGCTAAGTCGAAATAATTATAAAGTTAATAAAGAAGGAAAGACAGTTCTGACAAAGACAGGATTATTGGATCGGCAAGGCCATATTACTGAAATGGGAAAACGCATTACTACAGAATGGGTAAAGGAAAATCCACTTGTTGGACCAAAAAATGTTTTGGATTTAATGCAATGGTCACAGGAAGGCGCTGTATTTGATCCCGGTGGAATTAATGAAGGCGTTTATTTTACCTTGTCTGAAATGGAAGAAACAGAGCGAACAGAGTTTTTAAGCAAGTTATTTAATGAAGCTACAACGTCTTATAATAAATTTGTTAAGTTAAAGGAAGATCAGGAAAAACTTGATGAAACCAAACTTAAAGATGCAATGTCAAATATGGAAATTGTAAATCCGGGGCAATCTTATTCAATAGAAGATGCCAGAGCCATTATAGAAAAAGTTTCTTCAATAAGGGGGTTTGAAGCGCCTACAGATAATGGGGTAATTATTGACTATTTTAAAAAAAATGAAGATGGGCTAAGTACAATTGACATTGATGGTGATGGTTTGGTTCGTGGGATTGATATACAAGCTATTATGGCACAAATGTTTCAATTTAATGCTTTTAATTTTGGTTTAGACAGAGAAGATCTTAATAAAGTCGATGCTATTTTAGATGAAAGGTTTTTAAACCAAAGTCGATTTACTACAGATGGTAGTGATGACATGATCCAAAGAAATGTTATACAAATGAATACTAATGTTGGTTTTGGTTTTGATAGTTTATCTCCTGCGGAACAAGATAACGCAACGAGAGATATAAGCTGGGAACTTGATTTATTAGAAGATGAAGGCACACTTACTGCTTCAAAACTTTTGAGTTACGCTAATACCACCTATAACGGCAAACCTCTTTTTATGGATAGGCAGCAATTTCTTAATTGGGCAGCGCCCTATTATTTTAGAATACAAAATCAAGGTAGAAACAAAGCTGGAATGGCTTTTATCAAGCAAATTTCAAATACTTACGCTAGGGATATAGGCGCTAACGAGAATTTAGCTGATGGTGAAGCTGCCGAACTTATGGCTAAAAAAGTTGAACATGTTAACAAAATTAGATCTGATTTAGAAGCCTGGTTAATTGAAACAACCCTTGAAAACATAGAAAAAAGCAAAGAAACAGCTATGGGTAGACCTGATCCAAGATCGCCTAAATTAATATCCAATGCTGACATTCGTGCTAAATTTAATGAAATAAAAACAAATTATGATGCTACTTTTAAAGCAGATATTTTTCAAGATTTTATCGAGGTTTTAAAAGCTGGACTAGCTAGAAATGCAAGAAGTCCAAATTTTAGTGATCAATATCCAGCTTTAAGCACAGATAGATACAAATATCAAAATTTAGAAAATTTGATTGCTGATACAGATTTAAAGCGAAATCAAATATTACAAAGTTTATTAACAACAGCAGAAGACAGATTAGATTACGCTGCTGACACACAATATGGAAGTGTTGCTGAATTAAAAAAATTTAATGCAATAATTGATATTATTAAAAACCAAAAGCGCATTTTTGGTTATTTACAAGATTAATAGGAAAATTCATTGGACGATAAAACGCAAAATCTTGCGAACACTACGTTTGCGGAAATTGATAATTCTGTAGATGTTGATGATCGTGTCGAAAAAACTGATTTGTTAACTAAATTATCAAATGGTTTTAAAGAAGCTATGTCTATCTTATCTAGTCAGCCTGTGGGTGGTGGTCCAGCTTCCGGAGCTATTGGTGCAAGTGAATTAGTAGAAACAGATGCCGGTAAAGAAGTGGGTAAGTCTATTGTTTCCGGAGCAATTAAAGGTACTGTAGACGCTGCAAACATGGCAAAAGATGTTGCTGATTTTACCGGGAAAATGATTAATCCTATGGGTAATCAAATGCTTCAGAAAAAGTATAAAGAAGAATTTGGGATTAATCTGGATAATACAGATGTTGTGGATATGGTCATGCCTATTTTTGGTTTAACGACTAATGACTTTGAAAATGCATTAAAAGAGATAGAACCAGATACAATTTATGGTCAGGTAGGAAGCGAACTAACGGCGTTTTTAGTGGCTTCTAGTCTTATGCCAGGGGGTGCGTTAAGTACTGGGAAAAAAGCTTTTTTAAAGGGTGCTTTAGGTGATGCTGCTATTACCCCAAGAACTGGCAATCTAGCTACTCTGGCGGCAGAATTGGGCGTTGAGAACGAGTTTGTAGACTTTTTAGATTCTTACATGGAAAACCCTTCTGAAACGTCTACATTTGAAAGATTAAAAGCAAGAGTTAAAGGGGCCACAACAGATAGTGTTTTAATTGGAACTGCATTCCTAGCAGCTACAAAAATATTGGCATCTAAGATTGGTCAAATTGGTTTAGGTGGTGCAGCTGTTACTGCATCGACAACAGAGGAAGGTGAAGCTGGTGTACCGGGTTTGTTAGCTAAGTATGGATTTAGAACGCTTGGTAAAAACAATCAAATTGTTGGCGCTCCACCAGGAATGAATACTGTTAAAAAACTAAGAAATTTAGAAACAAAATTAACTAGTTTAGCGAGGGAAGGTGAAATAGGGCGTTTTTGGTATGAAGATAGTAGTAAAACTATTTTAGAAGCTGTTGGCGGTGACGTTGATGAAGCTGATAAACTTATTCAAGCTATAGCCATTACAAGTCCACAAACACCAGTTAACTCAAATTTTGGTTTTGCTTTACAAGCTTACAATCAATTCAAAGCTGGTGAGCCTATTAGGACAGGTATGTTTCCAACAGCAATGTCAAAAAGATTAGAAAAGGTTTTTTCTGGAGAAGATTGGGGAGGCAGAAAAACAAATGATTTTTATAATAATTTAATGATCCATATTGATCCTGACAGAGTTGGACCGGTTACTGGTGATATTTGGATGTTAAGAGCTTTTGGTTTTACTAATCCCAATGAAATGCCAAGTGAAAAACAATATGAATTTATTACAAAAGTTACACAACAAATTGCTAAAGATCTTGGTTGGGAACCACACCAAGTACAAGCATCCATTTGGGTAAATTATAAAGCTCGTTCAGAAAATAAACAAGTTCGAGCATTAGCAGAAAAAATATCAACTAAAAAAGGTTATATGAAATATGAAAATGGACAAAGAGTTATTCTTAATCCACAAAAACATATGGAAACATGGCTAAGACAAGCTGACAAATATAAACCTACTGAAGCAGAATTTGCAAAAGCTGGATTTAATTATGCTGATGCACTTAAAGGAAATCTAGGACAAATAAGCTGGGAAAGCATTCCTGGTCGAACATCTAATCATTTTCCAGAAATGTTTAATGCTCCATATGAGCAACAAACTGAATATCATGTTGCTATTTCAAAAGCTTTTCTTGATGATGACGGTAACGATATTCTTGCAAAAGAACTTGGGTTATTATCGCCTGGTGATTTTGAAGCACCGGGATATTTTGAAGGTAAGGTAAGTCCAGGCACACAAACTGAAGTTGTAGTGCCTAAGATGTATAAAGGTCCAAAATATGGAGAGATTGAGCCGGCAGCTGTAGAATTAATAAATGCATATTCTATTGCTCGTGGTATTCTTATGAAGCAAGACGGTGTAGGCTGGCATAGACCGTTTTTTAATCCAGCTAAAAAAGATGCAAATGGTATTGAGTTAAGAATAGGTAGAGAATTTACAGAAGAAGAAATTGATAATTTTGCTGTAATTCTAAAAGAGTTATCGGGTCATGGTGAATATAATCCAATATCTTCACCAGAAGGAATAAGAATCTTAAATTTTGATTATCTTGAATTTGATAATAAAAGCTTTATATCTCTGGTAGAAAATGCTATAGATAAAGTAGATATTAAGAATATTGAAAAAGCTGACGTTAAATATTTCAATAGCCAAAATGGTTATGTAGGCAATGATTGGAGTGTGAGCAAAAATGGTGAAGATTACATCAAGGAGTTGGGTGGAGAAGGACGATCCGATGTTTACAGGAAGGTTTACGATCTCATCCAGAAAATCCAAACAAGAATCGATGAAGTCGATGATGACTTCTCAACAAGGTATGGATGGACCAAAAACGAAACCATCAATAGTCAATACAGAGAAATTGCAGAAAACACAGAAAACATGACAATACAGTAATTTAATTATTACTTAACGATAAGGTCACTTTGGTGGCCTTTTTTTATGGAAAAATCATGGCAGTAGATCCTACGATTGATCCGCAAAAAATTGCGGAAACGAATACGATTACCCAAAGCATGGACGCAGCTGGACCACCAGAGGAGTTTGCCGAAGATCCAATGCTATTGGCTGGTGCTGGATTTAAACCATTTCTAAAATTATTATTAAAAGAGCCACCTGTAGCAAAACCTAATAAAGACATTACGCCAATTGAAAGTGATCAATTAACAGCTGGTGGGGTTATGTCTGGTCAGCCTAGTAAAGTACCTACATCACAAGAATATAATATTATCGATAATGTGGGTAATTTTGATTATAACCAGACTCAAAAAGAAGTTGCTACGAAACTTAGAGATAAAGGGATTTTAAGTCAGGAAGGTTTTGATCAATTTGAAGCTAGGAACTTTAGAGCTTTCCCTTCTGATGAAGAGAATATTACTGCAAAAGCATTAGATATTTTAGATGAAGGAACTTTTGATGCTGAAGCTAAAGAGATTATACAAACCGGTCAAAAAGGTGTAACGGCAGACAACCAGGGTTTTACCACTGAAATGGGTACGGCTGGCGCTAATAAAACAGCACAGTTATTATCTTATATTAAAAACGATGTTAAAAACCTAGATGACTTTAACTTTGATCGTATTGATAGTCCGGAAGATTTAAAAAATACAATTGGTGCTGTTTCTGAATTAATGAAAAATGAAACCTCTAAGTTTACAAGAGGGGTAGTTACTAACGATGAAACAAGAAATGCAGCTATAAACAAACTAAAAGACGAAATTAATTTAACAAGATCTATTCTTAAAAGAAAATTAGGAGAACCCTTAGGGGCCGAACAGTTATTAGCTGGAAGACAATTATTAGTTTCTAGTGCTAAAAAATTAACTGAAATGGCCAAGCTTATTGATAGTGGTAAGGCTAATGATATTGATAAACTTAATTTTCGTAGACAGCTTGCTATTCACTCTGCATTACAAGCGCAATTAAAAGGCGCACAAACTGAAGTGGCTAGAGCGTTACAATCTTTTAATATTAAGGTTGGTGGTGAATTTGATGCTTATGCAGCCGGGGAAGCTTCAAAAGCAGTTTTAGCGGAAGATTTAAGATCAGGTGTATCTGAAGAGCTTGCTAGTAAATTATTAATGGCAAGAAAACAAGCAGAGGATGGCGGTAATGCATCTGACGTATTAAAAGCTGTTAATACATTTTCTGAAGGTTCCTGGTATGCCAAAACTAAACAGCAAGTTCATCAGGCATTTATGGCATCTATTTTATCTTCACCAGGCACACAATTTAAAAATTTGGTAGGTAATACATTATTCATGGTTGGTCAGCTACCAGCAGAATTTATTGCTGGGATATATGGTGATGTATTAAGGGCGGCGTTTCCTAATGCTAAATTTGCACAATCAATGGATAATGCATCGACAATGGACGCTGTTTATCGTGCAACGGCATGGATGGGTTCAATTGATGACGCATTAAGGGCAGCAATGGTAGCCTTTAAAACCAATATGCCAGCTAGAGCTTCTAAGCTAGACCTTGACTTATCATTAAGCCAAACATCAGCAAAAACAGGAATTATTGGTCAATCAGCCGATTTTGTATCAAAAGCCTTTAGTATTCCATTTAGGTTTTTATTAGCTGGTGATGAATTTTTTAAATCTTTATCTGCAAGAGGTGAACTAGGAGTACAGGCACATAGGCGATACAATCAAATCCTTAGACAAAAAAGAATGGAAAAGGGTGATTTAACAAAAGAAGATTTTCAAGATGCTTTTGATCAGGGTTTAATGGTTTATATGGACCCTAAAAGCGTAGACGCTGCATTACAGGAAAAAGCAGCATACGACACATTAACAAGTCCAATAGGAAAAGATAACATAGTTGGTAAAGCCATAGGACAATTCCAAAACACACTTGTTGGAAGGTTTATCATTGCTTTTTCTACAGCGCCTACCAATGATATTTTAAATACGGTAGATTTTGTACCTATTGTTTCAATGCTACGTCCTAAGACGTTTAAAAATATAACTGGTCAAAATGGTCCAGCGGCTCATCAAAATGCAATGGGTAAATGGGCATTTGGATCAGGAGTGGCGTTTACGGCCTACCAAATGGTTCAGAGTGGACGGTTTATAGGTCCAGCTCCTAAAGACAAAAACCAAAGAGAAGCCTTTTATGCAGCTGGCAAACAGCCTTATAGCATTGTTACAAGAGGTGAAGGGTTTCCCAAAAATGAAACAACCGGTGAATTTCTACCTTTATTTGATAGCTATGGTATTCCTAATGGTCCATTAAATTATACAAGTATAGCTGGGTTTGGACCAATGGCTTCTATTCTGTCTATTTATGGGCATTCAGCAGAAATGATTGCTGCCCTTCCAAAAACACCAGAAGGTGCGGAGTTATCCTTTAAAATTGGGTTAGGGGCTACTTTATCAACTTTGCAATATTATGAAGAGCTTCCAACCTTGCAAGGCGTTGCAAATATTTTACAGTCTTTTAGGTCTTTACAGCAAAAAGAAGAAGCTGGAACTATATATAGAAATATAACAGATTTCATAGGTGATACAGTTGGTACAAGTGTATTAGAAAATGCACCTTTTTTCTATTCGTCTTTTATTGGTAATTTAGATGCGAATGTTGATCCTGTAAGATTAAAGCCAAGAAAAGATTTTAAGCGTATAACTGAAGAAGATTTAGAAAAGTTTATATTATTAGATGGATCTAAAAATTATCATATGCTTGGGATGCCTACAGATTCATTTAGTGATGCGTATGTTGATTACAGTAATTGGGCAAAAAGCTTAATTGCCAAGAGATCACCTTTGAAGGATAAAGATAATTTAGTACCTACTGTTGATGGTCGTGGAGAAATTATAGGAACCTATCAGGTTCTTAATGACAAAGGTGAATACGAAACAAGATACGAAACACCTTCTTTTTCTCAAAACCCAAGCGCAGCTACATGGAATTTTCTTACCGGGATGAAGTATAAGCAAAGCAATGAACTTGATGCTGTCGATAAAGAAATGCTTCGATTAACTATGGTTTCCGGGGATAAAAATTATCCATTATCAGTAAGAAAAAGATTAAATGGTATGCGTCTGTCGGATGGTGAAATTTATGATTATAACCGATTAGCCAAAAGTCAAAATGATGGCGTTTTAGTAAAAGGATATACTTTTAATGAAGCATTAGAGGGATTAATAAATAATACAAAAATTGGTAAGAAATTTGGAGCGTATATGTATCATCGTTCAGATGTTACCACCAAAGATCAAATAACAATTATAAAACAACTAGAAGATCAGTTTTATGATGAAGCCGTCAAGGAACTATTAGAACTACCCGGTTATGAAAATCTTAGACAAGTATATGAAGCTAAAGAAAGGTTAAAGGCACAATGACACTTTCAACAACAACCAGTACAGTTATTCTTAATGCCAATGGTACAGACCATAACTTTACTTTTAATTTCAAAATTATAGAAGCTACTGATCTAAAGGTTATTGTTCGATCCACAACAGGAACAGAAACAGAAAAAACCCTTAATTCACATTATATTATTCCAACGGTTAACCAGGATAGTGGTGGAAATGTACTTTTTAAATTTAATACTGGAAACACTAATGATGCTCATTATTCAGCTACAGATTTCAGACCGGCAAACGGTGAAAAGGTTATTTTAAGAAGAACACCAGTACAAGACCAAGATTTAAATTTAGTTAATAACGACCCCTTCAATGCAGAATTAATTGAAACAAGTCTAGATAAGCTTACTATGCAAGTGCAAGCTTTACAGGAAGAGGTAGACAGATCATTTCGTTTAAGCCGTACTAATTTATTAGATAAAGACGGCGCACAAATTAATAATTCTTTCTTCCAATTGTCAGATGATGTTGCCACAAGAAAAGGAAAGTATTTACAATTTAATAGTACGACAGGCGTTATAGAGCCAAGTGCGACTTCTGATGATGTAACAACATTAGCAGCTGTAACTACTGACATTGCATTATTAGCCGATATTCAAGACGGCACATCAGCTACCAATACGCTTACTGTTGT